TACCTTACGTCGGTCAGCGGAAATTCCTGTATCGTCTGCGGCGGGCGGTCAGAGCCGTCGATATTGATAGCAACGCGAACCAGACCGCCGCGCATATTGTCAGAGGGAGAGCCATAAGCCCTCGCATGATAGTAATCCGCCTTCGACGCCTGATCCGTGATCGGTTCAGCGAACTCTGCCGCCAGTGCATATTTCAAGAGCCTCGCGAAATAGGGCGGAAAAGAAGCGGGTTCCGGTCGATACTGGTAATCGATCCAGACATCCTCATAATTCGTGTAGAGGCCGAGCGCATAAATCTCGAAGTTACGCGCGGGGACGCCGCCCACGGCGCTCGTAATGAACACGGCCTTGGGATTGCCGAGCATGTCGCCCGGAAGCTGATACTTGTATTTCCATTCGTTGATCGGTGCGTCGGCGAGGCGCGCCAGCTTGACCTTCTTGATCGACCACGAATAGGCGTACTGCATGAGAAGCGTGTCGCGGATGTCGTCATAGAGACGATCTGCAATCTGCGCTTCGTCGGTGCCATCGCTGAAACTGGAAAGCGGAGACGCGCCCAGCATAATGAGCGCGTCCGAACAGATGGAGAGTTTGGTGTCACCGGCTGACATGCACGTCTCCTAGAGGAGAAAGGGGCGGGCCGAAACCCGCCCCGATCTATTAGTCGCTGTCAGTGTTCGCCAGCGTCGTGCCGTCGTTCACGTCAACAACGCCGGAAGCGTTGCTGAGAACGTAAACGAGGGTCGCGACAGCGGTCGAACCCGTCGAGGTCACGCAATAGATCAGATCGCCCACCTCAAGGGTGTTCGAGAGACTATTGAAGTAACCCGCCGTGTTGACATCGGCGATGGCGTCAGTCGTCTTGTACGCATAAATGCCGGGGGCATTGCCGCGCTTAGACGCATTGACAACCGTGAAGCCCGAAGCAGAGAAAGCCATATCCGTTCTCCTTACTCGGTGCTGCTGATCTTGACGATACCCTCGTCGTCGATGGACACGGCACCAGCCGAGAACATCGCGGAGACAAGGAAGCTCGTCTTCTCAGGCACATAGTTGATCTCGGACCGCTGGTTCATGCCGATGCCGAGGCCCACCGCGTCCTTGTGGAACGCGAAGGACGTGCGGGTCGAAGGAAGCGGAAGACCGCCTTCGTCCCGGTCGCCAAGGGTAACGAACTTGAAGCCGAGGAACGTGTCGATTTCGCCACGAACCAGAGCCTTGACGGTCGCGAAATCACCGGAAGTGAGTTCGGTTTCGTCAAGCAGCGCCGAGAGACCGTTGGCGTGGATAACGATAACTCGACCGTCCATCGGGACGTTCTTCGTATCCAGAGCCTTCTTGGCCGCAAGGAGCTTCGCGAGGTTCATGTTCGTGCCCGCGCCGCCGATGTCGGTGCCGACGGTGGACGGGGACGAAGCCGAGTTCAGAGCGTCGATGACGATCTGATCCATGCGACGACCAATAGCCGCTCCGACGACCTGCACCAGTTCGCGGCGCTCGTCGAAATTCACCTTCGCCTGATTGAAGATGTCCGAGTATTCGGCGGCAATGTAGTCGCTCATGGTCGCAGTGACCTGCGAATAGGTCACATTGAGCGGGGTCACGTCCGTCTGCGGGACGCGAACAGTAGCCGTGCCCTTCCCGATCTTCGGGAACTTCACGACGGAACCTTCGACGTTGCTGCGCTCGCGGGTCAGACCGGCAAGGGCGCGGGACGCCTGATATGCCTGCTTGACTTCCGCATCGAACAACTGAACGAAGGCGTTAGAAATGCCAACGGCCATTTCCTTTTCCTTTCGCAAGGGTTCAACATGAAGACGCCTAGCAGGTATCCGATCTCGGGCTGCGGCTTGGGCAAATTACGCCTTGCCCCCAAGCGGGGTTGACGGGCCGGAACCGGGTATCCATCAAGCGGTATTATAGTACCGCTTCGCTCTATTGCAAATGCAATAATTCCGGCCCGTCAAGCTATTTCATGCGCCGCGCGTGATGCGCATCTTGAGCAAGACGCGCGGCTTTATAAGACGGCACATACGCTGGCCCTGCCCCGCCTACATTCTTTGCATCTGCAAATGATCCGCCAAAATCCACATCGGGAACTTTGGGAGGCGGCTCGGCGGCAAGCGGAATGTTCGTGTAGTAACGACGTCCGCCTTTAGGCGGGAGAGTATTGCTGACCACCGTACACCTGCTCAAAAAGTTTCTCGACCTTGGCGCGGTACGCAGGATCGCTGCTGTACTCCGGCTTGCCGACCATTGCCAGAAGCTCGTCTTTCGACGGCGCACCGGCAGGCGGACCGATATCCACCGGAACGGTCTGGTCGCCATAATACGAACGGATTTTCTGAAGCGCCCGCAGACCATCGGCGGTGCCGCCCATGATCTTGAACTCCTCGAAATCGTCCTGCCCCCATACACCCTTGCGAACCAAGCCCTGCGCCCATTCGGTCATCGACTTGATCGTCGCATCGGCATTCGGCCCGAGCTTCTTGTGTTCCTCCTGATAGGAGACCTTCATCTGCTCTGCCTGCCCCTTGGACATCTCGATGAACTTGCTGGCAAGTTCCTCGAAAGCGGACTGGCTGACGCCGTTCTCTTTCGCCCACGTCTTGTAGGTATTGTATAGCTCGTCGTCTTCCGGCACGTTGGCATCACGGAAAATCTTGTCGTCGTAATTTTCCGGTACCTTGTGCTTGCCCTGAGAGAACTTCTTCAGAAGTTCATTGTACGCTTTCGACAGGTTCTCAAGGTCTGGGCCTTCCTTCTCGTCCCAGAACTTCTCGGGGTACCAGTCCGGTCGCGTCAGTTCTTCCTCGGGTTTGTCTTCCTGCGGCGCAGCCTGCTGCGGCTGTTCGCCGGTAGGTTCGACATGGGAAATCGATTCCGGCTCCTTGTCAGCCGCCTCATCGGCGACCGCTGCGGAGTCAAGAAGACCGCCGTCCTGTTCTTCGCTCATAGTGTCCTCGCTTTGTTAATACGCCGCTCCATTTCGCGGACAAGTGAGTTTTGCCCCTCACGCGCATAACCGTGAGAAGCGTCTTCGCCCGGATACCAAGTGGGCTGTTCAATCGTAAGCGAGCGCAGATGCGTCAGCAACTTCTGCCCGTCCTCGCTTCCGAATACGCGAAGATACAGACGATCTATATCTTCCTGTTCCTGCTTGTTTGTTTTTAGCGTGTCTGGCTCTGCCAGCCGCAGTCCGTCCCATCCTTCGACTATTGTCATTACACCATTCCGGGTTGTTCAACTCCTGCCGGGGCACCGCCCTGCTGCGCCATCTGCTGCTGCGCCATCATCTGCGCGGCTTGCGCGGCCTGCTCCATCATGGCCTGCCGTTCATCCGGCGTAGTGCGCAGATCGGCGGGCACGCCCAGCTTGTCCGCAATGTAATCGGCAATCGCACCCATGCGGATCGCCATCTGCCCTTCCGGCCCAAGCGCCGAAGAAAGCTGCACCCACTGCGTAATCTTCTCAATGTCGCCCATGTTCTGCGCCTGCGCAATCGGCGACACGGGCGTCACCTTGACCTCAAGCCCGTTCACGCGGAGCGGCATCTCGATCATGCCGCGCTCGTCCATGATATAGAGGACGCGAGCGATCAGCGGCGTCATCGTCTCGGTAATCAGGCGACCGAAAGCAGAGCCAAGGTTCTGCGCCAGTTCCTTCATACGCTCGGCGATCTCAGTCGCCGACCGCGCCGACATATTATCGGGCGGCAGCGTGTCGTCGAGCAAGGTCTTCTTGATGTTCATGCGCAAATCGTTAATCACGATCTGCGTCACATTGAAGTCGCCGGAACGCGGCAGCATGCGCAGACTTTCGCCCTGCGGACCGCCGTTCCTCGCCACGGGGATGATGGCACCCGGCACGATGCGGATCGTCTGCGGGTTCAGAACGCCGTCATCCGCCGCAGTATAGACGCCCGCAATCGACAGCGAGGCGTTCTTCAGCAGTAACTCAAGCGTCTTGTTGAGCGTCTTGATGTCAGGAATTGCAGTCACTAGCGGACCGCGCCCGTAGATTTCGCCTGCAACC